GCTGGGTTGTGAGACATTGTTATTGCTGAAATCGTTAGGATCTAAACCTGCGTCGTCGCCCAAAAATCTGCGCAGGGTTGGCTCTACATACCTCTTGTAAAGCTTTTGTATGGCTGGAGCACCATACTCTAAAATGTATGGCATAGCTTGTTGGGCTATTGAGGCCCAATCGTCTAGCAGAATGAGCTCTTTCAGTTTCCGATGGGTGATCTTGTCTAGGCCAAGGCTCTGTTTGAGGTGCTCTAGGTTTTGTGCAGTGGGCATCATTTGAGTCTTGTCGAAAACTGCATCATTGATGGCTGCATTGGAAATTCTGGAATTTTGGCGTTTGTCCATGAGCGAAACTCCGAGATCCATTGATGATACATTCTTTGGCTGTATCGTTTGTTCTAGCTTTGAAAGAGTTTCTAGTAAGTTCTGATTTCCTTCTTTGAAAGCATTGGCTAAAACTTGAATGCTTTTTCCGTAGAACTCTTTGTTGTCAGGGCCTTTTGCAAATTCTTGGACTTTTGACTTGCGCTGACTACGAGTGAGCTTATAAATCTCTTTGGCTCGTTCTATGTCTTCAGCTGAGGGATAGCCCTGCTGCTGATAAGGCTGTATTTTCTGGGGTGCATTACTAAACAATGATTGATTTTGTAGACCGGGTTTGCCGTTCTGTGCTATGATTTCTTCTTGGTGGGTCATAGTCCCAACGGGGTTGCCGTATCCACATACAAGACTATCAGGTATTAAATCTGCGACTAATGGGTGAGTTGGGTCATACTCAAGTAAATGAGTATCTCCGATAGTATAGAAGTCTGAATCTGTGAATGTTTTCTTTGAGGCATGCTTGAAGTATTCCAAAGATATAGGCTTCTTAAGCTTTATGTGTGGCAACCCCTTTCTTCTTGAGTTAGTATAACTTTTATAAGCAGATAGGTTATGTGTTGCAGTTTCTAAGCCTATGGTGACAGCTGTCGTATGTTCCACTGGTGTCATAAGCTTGTTATTGTCTAACATGACATTAGACTGGAAATAATAACGATTCAAAGGCCTAACGTAAATCATCACACCTTTTCTATATGCCAGTATTTTGGATAAAAATTTACCGTCATCTGCAACAGTGATCTCTTTAAGAACTTGTCCTAGGCCGTGCGGTATTGCTATGTCTTCTGAATGGTAATAATAATACATGGTAGCTTGGATAATACTAGCGTTCGAACGTTCTGTAATCATAACCATATCATCTCCTGCATTGTAGTAAGAGGACTTCACAGCGGCCTTGCTCATGACGAATCCTGTCATATGCATACTTCTGGAAGTATTCCATAATGAGGTCCTGACGGGATGGCCTGAAAAGGTAGTACCATGTATGACACCTTCTATCATGATGCGCGTGACATATCTTTGGCCTGGGTAGTACATCTTGAAGGGGATATCGAGCAAACATAACCTTTCTACTATATAATCAACGTCACATTCTCTATAACCATTGACTAACAACAAAGACGGCAGATATCGACGCATGTATTTGTTATCTACAGCCTCTATTAAGGAAGCATGTGCATGGGCGTCATATGATGAAAAATCAGTGGATATGAAAACTGGGTCTATGTACTGCTCGTACTCCACTTTGATTTTATCTGCTATCTCGTCTGGTGTATAGGCTTGAATAAATTGAGGGTACAAAGCCTTCATAAGACGCATCATCAACTGGTTAGCATGACCTCCTATGGCTTTCATTGTGGGATGTGGATTAAACAGATTTCGACCTTTGATCTTTCCTTTAAGTACGGAGCGCTCGTCTGGTTTCATCATGGCTTCCAAACCTTCAGTAAGTCTGCCCGTAGTATTAAAAATATTTGCACCATTGATATAAATTGGCCGCTTTGGTGATTCTACTGATTGTAGGTATTCAGCTTGGCTAAACTTAATCTTGGGGATCAAAGCTTGCGCTTTTTGATCTAATCGTTCTATCTCTTTATCCACGTATAGTGAGAATTCTTTAACCACATCTATGTCTGGTTGTAATAAAGCTGTACCATGCCTAGTTAGCAGTGCCCCTAATGCATTGTAAGTGGAGGTTGCTGCTACTCTTGGTCTATTATCTTGCTCTTTGGAAAAATCTATACCGGTGCGAATGTAAGGGTGGTTGCGACCAAAATCACAGACTTTGTCATATGTGGTAGTATTCCCTGCTTCATCGTATATTTTTATTTTTCTGAGCGTAGAACTTAATGCCCATGTAGGGTCTGTAAGTGGTACCTCTGCTTTCAAGCGCAAACATGGAACAGGGTCACTGACCTCATCGTATTCAGCGGTCTTGGGTATGAAAACTTTATATCCGCCGACAAATCTGATATTTCGGAGAAAAGTAAGGAGCTTATCAGCGTATGACACGTGAAGTCGTGTTGGCTTTACAGTCTTGATACTTCTAAAAATTCTAGCAGGCAGTGCTTCGGTTATAACTGACATAGTTGGTGAATTCCGGGTAGACTTGATGACAGTGACAAAATTTCTTGAGGGTTTTGGCGTCGATTTGAAGACTGAAGCAATGCTTGAACCGGCAGTCTTTATCCACGTCGACACAGCAGTAGTAGCTCTCATAATCACGCCCGGTCTTGGCCTACGAATATGTTCGCTACAGTTTGAAGGGCGTATCAGTAGGGCTACAAAATGTGCTGCTTGCTTAATGACAGTATTAGTAACGACTGGCTTCTTGACTTCATTAAATGTTGGCACATACCTAGCTATATTCCACTGCAACCACCTCAAAACAAGCACTAAAATTCTGAACATCTTCGGTTTTCTGGATAATGAAGACTGCAATAAATGCCTAAGGGAATAAAATAGGTATCTCATCTTGCAAAACGCTGACTTACCAAATCCCATAACAACGGGGTTGTGCCTGCGTCTTGTCTCTAATCCAAAAAGTGTATTTTGAGCTAATGTCGTGAGACCAACTACGATCGATTTAGGAGATAGAGCTGACATTGCTGCAAACCAGGCATATTGATAAAAGCTCATCAAGGAAACCGTATTGATTTTATCAGATTTTATGCCTGTCATGGCGGTCTTCTTGTACATGAAGTTGGTGAATTGAGGAACTATCTGGGCGAAGCAAGCTATTGTATCGAGTCTTGTGTTTGAACTTTGTAATAATGTAGCTAAAGCTGCAGTACCTGTGACAAAAAGCCTTGATGCTAACTTCAAATAAGATCCATGTTTACGCTCTTTGTCTATAGGATGAACTGCCCGTAAGTAGTAATCGAGAGTTGTCTTTTTAGTTGAGTACTTCTCTGAATCCATTCGCTCATTGATGATAGTATTCGAATTAACTGCTTTCG